GGGAGGGTAATCGTGAGAAACGATACCCCTTCGTGTTCAGTCCGAACCGCGACTGTTTTGTAATCGCGGCTGGTGCTAGTGTGACATCGGACAGCCCACTCGTGGGCTGTCTCCTGCCAGAGTCGTAACAGGCTTTGCATCGTGCCTCCTTGTAAGGGGGTCGCGATCCTGCGCCTGGCAACGACGATCCAAAGCTACTGCTGTCGCTCGGGGTGGGTGGTGTGTGGGATGAACCCAGACCAGGGATTAACCTGTTTTAACCACTACCTGCCTTGCGTCAGTGACACTAGTAGCCTCTGACTTCTTCCTGCAACATGACCGTCACCAGAGGCAACAATCATGAATTACGGTCAGGAAGTCAGACCATGAGAGGGGGGACCTGAGCCCCCCCTCTCGCGCTCACGATGCTACATGTGAGCGTACCACGTCGACACAAACGATCAGCGGAATCAGATGCTGGCTGTAAGGCCAACACCTGACGATCCTCCGCCGAAAGCGCCTGGTCAGGACTCGCCTCCAAGGAGACGAGTGACCGAAGCGCCCGAGGAAGCGGTGAGGTAGGCCGTGAGGCCATCCACAACCTGCTTCTGCTCGGTAACCGTCAGGCCCCGATTGGGGATGTCCACCACCAAGGTGGCGGACATGGAGAACTCAGCGTTCTCCGCCGTGAGCGGATCCGAGGCGATCCTCGAGAAGTCGACACGCAGTGCACGCCGGGTACGACGGCCAGTCTGGTGACTGACCGTGACCTTTACGGTCTGCTCCGGATTGGTGAACACCCCCGAGGGGGAGCTCGCGGTCCGAGGCAGGCTGTACGGCACTGCGTTGATGGTAATGGACTGGGGATCGGTGAAAGCCAAGGCAAAACTCCTAACAGGTGAATGAACTGACGGGGATCCATTCCCGCCACCTCATGGAGATGCCGCTCGTACTTCTGTTTCCGAGCAGACATCATGTTGGTACTCCTGCTGACTACAGGTTAGTAGGACCCCGACTGATGCCGAGTGCCCCAAGAATGGCCCATTGACGGGGGTCAAACCCGTCTATCTCAAGGCCGAATCCATACGGTGTTGCTGGCCGGCGGACCTTCGTTTCTTCAACGAAGACGCCGGACACACTAGGGAGGGGAAGAAACTGCGGGTACTTATAGTACCCACCTCCCTGGTGAGTAATGGCTCGTTGACGGATTGTGTGTTCCATCACGTAGCCATACTGCATCACCAAGCCATCTTGACTGAACCGCGACAGGTTAGACATAACATCGCCTGCGTTGGTAACCCAGTCAGCTAGCCAGGACCACGGAGCCAAATTCCAAAGGGTTGCAGGGGTCAGTTCAACCCCAAGCAGCTGCCCAGCATTTCGGGCTGCTGCCTGCATCCCTCCCCGGGATCTGCCACTTCTCTCGAAGTGGTAGGTGTAACACCCGGAGAACCAGCGGCGTTGCGTGAAACTACGCAAGCTGATCTTGGTTGGGTCCGTGTAGTACGTCGTGGAATTCAAGGCAGGGTACGGCCTCGCGGCCGTCCTTACCTCCGACGTACTATAGATCGTGGGAAATTGGAACTTACGCCGGACTCTACGCCCGGAATCGCGTTCCAACTGTGTGAGGATACGTTCTGACTCCTGCACAGCTGTTGCCACCTTCCGAAGGTCGGCGACAATCGGCTTCCAGCCGAACTCATAGTTCAGGTACTCCCCGCCTATATCTCTATAGTCGCGGAACCGGTTCTTGAGCAGCTGTGCTCCGACTGCTTTTGGGATCCCCTCTCGGAAGATCTCCGCAAGCATGACGGACACATCAGCGGCAGGTGCTGTAGGTATGGTCCGAGCAATGGCTGTGGTTCCCGCGGCATCCAGTTGGTCACTGGAGCCAGGAAGACCCAGCTCATTACCAGGCCAGTCATCAGGCTGCACAGAAAGTGGACCGTTATAGATCCACCTCTGATTGCCAGAGACACGAAGCGTCGACAAGTTGACGACGTTACCGGTAAAGGTCCTTTTCGTGGAAGAAAAGGCGCCACCTACATCTCCTGTCTTGGGGCGGCGAGAATGCCACCCCCATTCCCCTCCCTCAGTCACCTGAGTGGAAGTGATCGCGTACCCGTCTGTCAGACCCTGCCCCGCAAGGAGGCCGGACTGATAGTACTGGGTTAGTCCTTGTCCTGGCATGAAAGTGCCCAGGACCCGAGATTTACGCGTCATACGATCTCTCCATATGGATCTGGTAGGACCGGATTTGAACCCGGCAGATGCACACAACACCTTGGTGCCCCCTCATG